CACCATTTGATAACTTTTTCTGAAGCGTGTTCTCTGTCTCTCCACTTTTTATATATTGAGCAAAGTTCTAAACTGTGCCGTATAAGCCATTCTAAATTACCAGTTGATTCACGCACCCATATTGTCATAGGATGATTCTCATACGCTTTTTTGTAAGGTATGTCATTCCTACAATCTGATTTTACATGGTAGGCGGTACAAAGCATTTGAGCAGATTCTAATATCATTTTTACAACATGTTTGTTGTGCATTAGCTGCGCTGCTTTTTCAGGGTTTTTATCTAAATGAAATACGTTCATTATGCGTCTACGTATTTTTGTTTAGCCACATGTTCAACTTTCAAGTGCCAGATTCTAGCTTCAACTGCGTAGGCACTTCTACCTGGTAACATTGACATTAATTCAGCTATGTCACAATCTTTAACATTTTTTAGAATAACTTCTTCTTCTGCAGGTGTCCATCTTTTGCGTTTGTAAACTGGGACTGTGGTTGCTGGGGTTTTTAAGGCTTCAATTTTAGCCTCTTTTTCTGTGTCAATTTTTATGGTGGCTTTTATCAAACAAGTGCTGCATGTGATTTCAGGCACCTCTTCTGGTACATACTCACCGCCAAAACAATTATTGACATCGTGATTTTTACATTGTAGTAGTTTCATCGCTTTTTTCCTTTTCGC